TTATTTGATCAAAGGTCTTTTCACTTGAATGGCGCAAGATTCACCGCTTGCTGCTTTGGGTGGCGGTGGTGGTGGTGACGGCACCACCTCTGCTTGCTTGGCATCAGCTTCGCGGCGGGCTGCCTCACCGATCATGCGCCAGTGCTCGGGGGTGAGGTTTTCTTGGCGCTCGACTTTGATATGAGGGGCCAGCCCGAGATTCAGTCTGGCGCGTTTCCCGGCGGTGCGCGTGACGCAGACGACACCGAGGAACGCACCGGCCTCTGAATCGAACAAGAAAAACTCCTGGTTGTTTTTGGCCGAGAGCACCAGCATCAGGCGGCCCTCCGGTGATGAGCGGCGACGGCGCGGCTCTCCGCGTTGCGGGCCCGCCGCATAACCGTCGTACGCGTGCATCCCAGCCGCTTGGCCCAGCTCGTGTAGGTGTCCAGGTCGTCGTATTGGAGCAGGATCAGCTGCCAGTCCAACTCGTCCACGCCGCCGCGCAGCCGCGAGAGTAGCTCGTCGAGCTGAGCCGCGATTTCGTGGTCGGTGCAGGGTCGCCGGCACGACGCGTTGATGTGCGCCGCCCGCGCCTCGAGCAGAACATGCGGCACACGGTGCCGATCGTGCCGACCGCCGACACGGCGCGAGAACATGTCGGCGAATCGGCGCTGCATCGGCCGGTAGACATAGGTGGTGAGCTGACCGACCTGCGGGTCGTAGCTGGGCAGCAACTCCAGCACGCACAGCCGCCCTTCCTGGATAAAGTCCTCCAGGTCAAGCCAGGGCGTGTTACAGTGGGCAAAGCGCTTCGCAACGGACACGATCAAACCCTCGCAGTCTGACAAGGCCTGCTCACACGTGATGTGGCTGGCGGTGACATCGCTCATGAGCACACCGCCTTCCGGCCTTTCAAGTGCTTCTCGAGGCCGGTGACCAGGGCCTCGAGCTCGTGCAGCGTCAGCTCGTCGAGCGTTTTGTCCTGGCCGCCGGCGACGCGCGCCTTGATCCAGCCGTCCAGGCTCGGGCCGCCGGGCGTCCAGTCCTCACCGCACTGGCCGAGTCGGGCGTCGAGGTCGCGGGCCTTATGCCGCAGGCGGCGCAGCGTCCCGTTGACCAGGCGGTCCTGCCAGTGGCGGACGGGGTAGCGTTTGATCACGCCCTTTTTGGTTTTCATCTTGAGCTGGCCGCCCGCGGCGTTTTCGGCCACGCTCATGCACCGCTCAAAGTCCGCCTGGTTGAGCCGGGGCGAGGTGGACGTGATCTTGCCATCGTGCATGGCCCGGTCGGACTGGCGCAGGATCAGATGGCGGTGCGTGTCATCGATCCCGGTCGATCGACACGCCCACCCGAAGAGCTTGCGTTGTTGCGGCGTCCATGCCATCGCGTGCTATGCCACCTTGAGGTTAGAGGAGTTGAGCGCGGCCTGGGTCCGCTGCGCGTGGTACGCCTTGCCGTGCATCAGGCGCAGGACCTTGGCCAGGGCCTTGGCGTCAAGCGTCTTGGTCTTCGCGGCGGTGATGGCCGTCTCCATGATCTGCCGGCACAGCCGGAGCCCGCCCTGGCCTTCGAGGTTGGCCAGCTTGGCCAGGTAGGCCGCGCCGTCGTCGGTGAGCTTGAGCTTGCCGCCGCCGTAGAGCTTGACCACCTCTTGGACCGTGTGGATGGGCTTGCTGGGCTCGGGGTCGTTGGGGTGCTTGCGGGCGTAGGCGTTGATGTCGTAGCGGATGCCGATGCGGCTGGCGAGTTGGCCGAAAAAGACGTCCTGGTCGCTGGTCGCTTTTTCGATGTCGCGCGTGCCGCACAGGATGACGGGCACCTCGGCGACGTCGTGGATGTCGCGGATCAGCTCGAGCGCCTCCATCGAGAGCTGGTGCGCCTCATCGATCAACAGCGGCCGTTGCGAGTCGGTGAGCTGCTCGATGATCATCTCCTCGATGTCGAGCGTGGTCCGCCACCGGCGGAGCTTGAGCTTGCGGGCGAGCATCCGGGCGAAGCCGGCCTTGGAGTTGCCGCCCTTGAGCACGCGCAGGTAGATCGAGCCGGGCATCTTGGACTCGGCGGCCTTGAGCACGATCGTCTTGCCGCGCCCGCTGTCGCCGGAGATCAGGCCCATGCTGCGCTGGTTGACGCACTGGTTGATCACCGTGATGATCCGCTGGGCGACGGCCGTCTCGACGTAGCCGTCGGGCAGCGGCCGCTCCTCGCGGCGGAGGTAGGTCTCAATGAAGTCGTTGATCCCGCGGGCCAGGCGGTCGCGGTCGCCGGCGTAGTGGCCGTCGGGCTCAAGGCTGCGGAAGGTGGAGATGCTCGACGTGCTGTAGCCGTCGCCCATCATCTTGGACAGCCTGGCCTGGCTGATGCCCTTGTCCTTGAGGAACTGCTCGAGCAGGGCCTGGACTTTGCTGATCTGATCGGGTGAGAGCTCACCCTCCGGTGGTAGTGGGATCGCCACGCGCAGCCTCCGTGCATCATCGTGTAGGGCTTGAAGGGTGTCGTTGTGGCTGCTCATCGCAGTTGCTCCAGCAGGTCCTCGTCCTCGTCGTCATCCGTCGAGTCGGCGGGGAACCGGTAAGGGGCGACATCCGTGTCTGCCAGGTCAAACTGTTCGTGCAGGTCGTCGGCCTCCTGGCCGTCTTCCGGGGGTGACAGGTCGTCCAGGCTCAGAGGGGGCAACGCGCCGTCCTCGTCGTCTTCGTCCGGCTGGTCACGCCCGCCCGCGGGGGCGGGGAAGCTGGCCGGCTCAAAATCAAAATCGTCGTCCTGGTCCGAGAGGTTTTCCGCGCCGGCGGCCTTGCGGAGCTTGTCCTTTTGGACCTCCTCCATCTGGCCGTCAACAGGCGTTTGGACCACCTCTAAACGGTCCGGGCCCTTGGGCTCGGGCGGCGTGTCGTCCCGGTTGCCCAGGGCGATCAGCTCCGCGTCGCTGTACATCTCCAGCTCGCGGTTGTCGGCCACGGTCTGCATCGCGTCGCGGTACTTGCGTTGGCGGCGCATGTGCTCCTGCAGGGCAAAGCGGCTGACCTTGCCGCCGTCGTGCCGGCCGCCGAGCTGGTTCCAGCACGTCTCGCAGATAAAGCGGTAGTGCTCGTCGAAGACGCGGATAGACGACAGGTCGGCCGGGTCGTAGCTGACGTGCAGGTAGGGCCGGTCCTTGACGGCCAGCGCCTTGTAGCGCGACAAGGCCAGGTCGTCGCCGCCGAAGCTGAGGTTTTTGCCGAACGGGCTGATGGTGATGCCGTTGCGGTTGGCCCGTACCGGCTTGTGCCACTGCTGAGCGAAGAGGTCCAGGACCGACGGGTCGGCCAGGGCGCGGGTCCGGTTGCACCACTGCGCCATCGCGTGGTCGGGGCTGACCGCTTCGCCCTGGTCGTCGGCCAGGTCTTTGATGCTGTGCTCGTTGCGCGCGTTGTACGCGCCGATGAACTTGTCCAGGTGCCCCGCGACCTGCTCGAACGTCGGCACGCGGACCTGCTTGTTTAGGATGCGCTCAAGGCCCTCGGGCTTGTGCTCCTGGCTGCGCCCGCAGTAGGTGGCAAACTCGCGGTCGAACAGCTCGTGCATCGTCAAAAACCACCGCTCCATCCGGCTCTTGCCGTTGGGGTTGTGCGGGATGCTGAAGTGGACCTCGATGTTGAGCAGGCCAAACAGCCCGCCGACCTCGCCCTCGTGCATGTAGCCCGCGGGGAGGAAGCGTTTGTTTTCGCGCTGCTTGCGGGTCGCCCCGTGGAAACTCCAGCAGGCGTAGTCCTTGCCGTTGTCCACCCACACGGTGCTCGGCCCGCCGTGGTTGGCCTTGTCCAGCAGGCCGGCCCGGAATGACTGGAGGATGGTCGAGCTGTTGGGCGCGACGCTGAAGGCGTGGCCCACCACCTTGCGCGTGCGCCAGTCCATCCAGGCGGTGATCCAGGGGCGGATCAGGCTCTTGCCGTGACGCACCCACATGTCCAGCTGCGCGTGGTCGCCCACCCAGCAGTCGCCGGCGGCGAACGCCTCGGGGTCCTGCTCGACGTAGGGGCGCATCTGCTGCCGCCACCGCTTGGGGTCGCGGTTGATCAGGTCCTCCTCCTCGCTGATGTGGTCGCGCAGGTGGCGGCTGCAGGCCGAGTAGCTGCACCAGGTCATGCCTTGGGCCTTGGCGTGCGCCCGCGTCTTGCGCCAGCAGGCGCGGACGGTCGGCTGGCGCGGATCCAAGTAAACCTTGCGGAAGTAGGTCCAGCAGGCCGGGTCGGCCTTGGCGGTCTGGTTGCCGCCGCGCTTGTCGATCAGCTCCACCAGGTCCGCCGGCGTCTGGTACGCCTTGTCCCAGGCGTAGAGCCTCGACTGGCTGACCTTGAGACCGGCCATCTCGCGGTTGAGCCGGTCGATCAGGCCAGGCAGCCACTGCTTGACCGGCCGCCGCTCGTGGGCCCGCATCTTGCGCAGCCGCTCGACGCACGCCGCGCGGTCCCACGCCTCGCGGACCTTCTCGCGCGGGTAGTGGCCCAGCTGTGGCGTCTGGTATTGCTCGCCCACGCTTCCGGGGGCCAGGCGCAGGTCGTGGCGGCGATCGACCCACCACCGCGGGTTGCCGCCGTTGGGCGGCGCGGCGTACACCGCCAGGCCCTGGTGCCGCAGCCGGTCGCGGCAGTCGCGGGTCATCGCGTCGCGGTGCTTGCCCAGCAGGCCCGCCGCCTCGCCGGCCTCGATCAGCATGCTGTAGTCCAGCTCGCCGTCGGCGTTGGCCGCGCGTGCGTGGGGCAGGTCGGGATGGCGTAAGGCTTGAGTCATGATTCAGCGGCGAAACAAGGGGGCGATGGCGCACAGGCCAAACACAATCAGGGCCAGCGCGTAGACGCCGTAGCTCAAAAAGTGGATCAGCATTGGTCCACCCCCGCGGCTTGGGGGTGCTTGGCCAAAAACTCGTCGATGTACTTGCGGCCGGTGATGCGCGCGCCGTGGCTGAGCACGATGCCCAGCCCGCCGCCGGCCTTGACCTCCTGGAGCCAGCAGTGGACCACGTCGCAGTGGTCGCAGTAGAGCTGGCGGAGCCGGCCGTACGCCTGATGCTCCTTGCACCACTGGGTGCGGTGGCTGACCACCGACCCGCCGGCGAACGTCTTGCCGCAACAGGGGCACTGCTGCCGCTCGCGGCTGGGCTTGCCCCGGCAGTCGGCCGGGGTGACCGTCGTCACTGGTGTGGTGGTCGTGCTCATAACAGGCTCCCGGCTTGCACGCCGTTGGGCAATTTGCAGGTGTCCTTGGTCTCGCGTCCGGCCGCCGGCACCCAGCGCCAGCGGGATGAGCCGAACTCAATCAGCCGGCCCTTACGCATGGCGATGTCCGCCGCCGTCTTGGCCTTGGCGGGGACCTCCTGCCAGTAGCCGATCAGCTCCAGGGGGTTGAGCTCGGCGATCAGCAAGCGGCTGACCCGCTTGCCCGCGCCCAGAAACTCCCGCATTGCGCTGGCCGGGGTCTGGTCCGGGCGTAGCAGCAGCGTGACCGCCAGGTCCAGCGGCTCGGCCTTGACCGGAGCCTTGCGGGTCACAGACGTGCGGAGGTCTGCGTCGCGCCGCTGTGTCTCATATGCGCGGAGCGCATCCAGGTCGCGCGGCTCAAACATATAACGACGCTTGCCAAGGACCGGGCAGTCAAGCGGGGCGTACACCGCGTCAGGGGCGTGATCAAAGGCCGCCTTGGGCGTGCGCGCCATACGCTCCTGTATCTCTCTTGTCATCGTGGCGTAGTTGCAGCCCTTGTAGCCGTTAAGCGTCGCGTAGTGGTTGCTGAACCGCACGAGGGCTGAGACCGTCGCCGCCGGCCGCTGGTGCTTGAGTGCGACTATCCAGGCCAACACCATCGGGCTGGTCCGGATCCGGCTGCCCATGTCGTAGGTGGCACGGGTCTGGGCTTGGACCAACTCGTCGGGCATCGGGTCGGAGTTGACCTTGATCATGCCGACACCTCCAGCCGGTGGGCGGGGTGCCAGACGTACAGCAGGCCGTGCGTGCCGGGGCGGTCGGACTTGATCACGTGCGTCGTCTGGTTGAGCCGTTCGAGGCGGGCGGCCCGCCGCTGGGCCGTCGTCGCGTCGACGCGCGACAGGACCAGCGACCAGTGGCCCTTGGGTTCGCGCTCGCCGGGATGGTAGACCGCCAGCTTCAGCGGCGGCCGGGCCGGGCTCTGACGCACCTTGCGTTCCAGCGCGGCGGCGGGCTGCTCGTTCCAGCGCAGCGTCACGCTGCGCGGTCGGCCAGACCCTTGCGTCTTATATAGATCAAGCGGGCTCATTGGCGCACCGCCTCAACCTGCAAGGCAGCGTGCACCAGCACCAATGCCAATGGCAAAGGAGTAGCTAACCGTTGCTTTTTGCTGAGATTTTCTAAAGGTCGCGGCGGATCGCTCGAATTTTTTTTAGCCAAACGGAGCACTTGGCAATTGACACAGTAGAGCCATGTTGGCTTAATCGCCTTGTGCCCATAATCGTATTGATTGATCGCAGCGGTGTAACCGCCAAAGCTGTCAAATTCGCCGGGTGCAGGCAACCCGAATGCGTCAAAAATATGGCTATGCGCGGGATGCTCCAACACCCCACCGCACCTGCGCACCGCGTCAACAGCCGCAGCGCCGCAGCCCTCATCATCACCCAGGCGTTGGTCCTTGACTGTGGCGTACCTGCCCCAGCGAGCACAAGGCGGGTGACAGATGACCGGCAGATCACCTGTGTAACGTCTCGCGTCGCGCTCACGATCCCACAGGCAGCAGTATGGGATGCGGCTGTACACACCTTGCGGTTCGACAAAAAGTGCGGCGATGCGCTGCTCATCTCTCATCGCTTAGCCCTCCCACCCGCGGTCAACGGTTGCCGGCACTTGCGGCGGGCGTTGTGCTGTTTGTTTAGCTCGACGACCACGGCCTCGGTCATGACCAGGTGCTGCCGCGCTTCGGCGAGCATGGCCTGGAGCTTGCCGCACTCGGCGTCGTCGATCTTTTTGTCCGACAGGCCCAGGGCCAGGTCGGCGATAAATTCGCTGGTCTCGCCGGTCAGCTCGGCCGCCGCGATCATGGCGTCGCTCACGTCCACGTCGCCGTCGCCGTTGATGTCCAGCTCCTGGTCCAGGTGCTGGCTGACCCAGCCCGTCCCGCCGGTCAGCCAGTGCAGGACGTCGCGTTGGGCCTCGGCCGGCATGGCCCGGAAGACCAGGCGCAGCTTGGTCGCCTTGGGCTCGCGGTGGGAGTGGTAGGGGTAACAGTTGGTCGCGTGGATGCCCAGCAGGTCGCCCATGTCATGGGCGGTGAACACGCCACGCTCGTGCAGGTCCCGGAGGATGTCACAGATCATTGATGTAATCCGTTCTGCCATCTGCGTCGCATCCTTGCCTGAGTCTGCTCCCAGCGGTCCTTCGCCGGTCTAAGCTCTCATCCATGGCTGAGAGGCGAGCCAATCACGTGTGCGGGCAACGGCCCGCGAAACCCCGCCAGTGTGGTCAGACCCTGACGGGGCGGAGGGGAGAAAGCGGTAGGGTCAGCACTCCGCCATGGCGTGCTGGTTGGCACCGGGCTGCTCGATCCACTGCTCGTAGCAGCTGGCGTGGACCAGGCCACTTGCGAAAGGGTCAATGTCGTTTTCGGCCAGGTCGTAGAACTGGTTGCCGTAGCCGATGGGCTTGTTGCAGATCGGGCAGGCGCTCGCAGCCATCTGGCGTGATTCGCAGCAGTCCTGGTGCTCGCAGTGAGCCGCGCAAGGGCCGTGCTTGGTGCCGGGCTTTTGGAGGGCTGAAGATGCCATGGGTCAGGTCCTTTCGTTCAAACTCGCCCGCCGCCCCAGGGGGGCGACGGGGAGCTTCCGGGGGTTGGCGGGGCCTCTCGGCCCCAAGCCCTGCAGCCGGTTCTTGGCCGGTCGAGGATGGGCTCTGCAGGGCAGCGAACGCACGCGGCGGGACGCCCGCCGGCGTGAGGGGGTCATGCGGCTTGGGACTCCTCGGCGGCGCGTTGTTTCACCGCGTCCTTTACAAGGTCAATGAGTTCTTTTGTGGTCAGGCCGTACACCGTGCAGCTCTTGCTCTTGCCGGTCTTCGCATCGCGTGCAATGACACGGCAGGCCTTCGGATTTGGTCCAACGATCCCGATGCGTTTCATGCACCCATCTTGCCACCAAAAAGATAACTTTTCAAGAGCTTTTTGCCGCGTAGTTATCTTTTTGTTGGCAAATAAGTATCTAAGTCATATTGTAAAATAACGTTATGTCAGCAAAAAAAAATGACAAGAAGCCGTCTCTGGGTGCAAAAATCGACCGTGCGTATCACGAACTCTTGCGCCACATGACCTTCATGCAGTCAGGTTCAGGCATGAAACACAGGGTTGTGTCGGCAGCATTGATTGCTTTTGCAGAGTTGCCCGTCTCCGAACAAAGATCGCGGGCTAATGACGTACTCTCTATCGAAAACGAAGACCGTGCCGATGAAGTGGTGCAACAACTAATCGAACGCATGAACTACGACAAACGCATCGCCGCCAGCAAGGCCGGCGGTGTCAAAGACACGCCGGTCAAGCGTCGCGGTCGCGACGCTGAAACTTGAGCTCGGTGCCCTGCGGTAACAGGATGCGCACGACCTGGAACGTGATCGGCTCATTGTCTGGAGGCTGGAGGTCGCGCACGTCGATGTCGATCGAAGACGCCACGGCCGCGAACGCGCGGGCCCGGTCCTCCTCGGACTCCAGCCGCAGCGGGACCAGCTCCTCCCAGGCGTGCCAGACCTCGTGCTTGAGCGTCAGCAGCCGGCGGTCCGGCTGGGCCGCGCCGCTGATCCGGATCACCTGGGCGTCGTGATCGCAGGTGCCGTAACACCGCTCGCCGTTGAGATAGACCCACCCCGAAACAACCCGAATCTCGTAGCGGAGGCCCGCCACCATGACATGCATTTACGACTCCGAGGCGGCTTCGCCACCCTTCCCCAACACAATAAACCGCTCAGCACTCATCCTGATCATGTTGGCTCTCGGCGTAACAAACGCATGCAGTGAAAACCCCGCAGAGCATACCACCGACAGTGATCATCCTGCAGCACTGGCGATTCAGGAATATGTTGGATGGCACCAGAGCACCGGCCGCCTCATGGTCGTTAGTGAAGACCCGTTGATTCTGATTGTGAAGCCAACGGTCATTGACAGCAAATTCCCCAAACAAGAAAATCTGCAGTCGATCGCGGCGTGCGTCCGGTCGGCGTTGATTACGTTCACGCACAGCAATGAGGATTGGGTCGCGGTTATTTCAGCTCCGAAGTACTGGGGGTCTGAACGGTACGCTGAAAACAAAATCTACTTTCTTGAAGTAGATCGCAACACTGCGCTGCAAGCGTTGGAGGCAGAGGTAGGTCTGTGGAGCTTTGCCGGGTTGGTTGGGCCGCACGTCATGGACGATGGCCAGGTCTTGGGAAACATGCCAACGGACGCATATTTCAAGGCCATATCCACGCTTGGTGAAACCCCGACCGTGGCCAAGATGTTTGTCCGGATGGGCGGCCAGCGCGGCGGCAAAAATTTTACACTGCCCGATGAGCGGACGGTCGTGTTCGAATAAAGAAAGTTGGCCGCCCATGAGCGCACCTGATTTGTCCAAGATTAAAAAGCAAGTCGACGCGGCGAAAGAAGTGAGAAAAGAAGGAGAATCATCGCCTCTGACAGGTGATGAATACCATGATCTTCCTGGGGCCTTGAAGTCAATAGGCAAGGGCGGCGCTATGATTGGCGGCAGTATCATCTTGTCCGTCATCGCGATGGTCGGTTTCGTGATCGCGGTGAGCGTTTTTGGTATGAGGCCAGGCACTGGGCCGCACGAAGAATTCAGCTATGACTTTGGTGCGGGCCTGTTTCGCGCTTGCGTGATCCTGATGTTGGGCATCTTGATCCATCACGTGTCGCGGATAAAAAAATAACGTCGGACACTTGACAGCCGCTTGAAACTTGATCAAGCTGGTAAAGACAACACAACGGCCTAGGGGTAGGTCGTGCCGGCCACGCCGGCGAAGCGAACGCACGTAAAACTCTCTGCGGACCGACACACGGGCCGCTCCGCCGCGCTGCTTGGGCTCTGGCAGCGTGACGAAGCGGTCCGTTTGCTTGCGCTTCACGGCCGACGCGCTCAGCGGAAAGGACTCCTACGTGCTCCCCCAAACCCCCCTCCTTGTGGTTGTCGCGAGCGTGCTGGCGATCATCGCCGGTTACGCGTTCGCCCAGCCCGCCCCCACCTCTACCCCACCCACCCCTCCCACCTACGCCGCCGATGGCTGGCCCGATGAGCGGGCCGTCCTCAACACCGATACCCCCCTCCCCGTTGCCGCTGCCACGACGCAGGGGCAGGCTGACCCGGGCGGACAGTTCACCCAGCTCTCGACGCTCAGCGGTATCGTCGTGGCGACCGTGCTCGTGGTGCAGGTGATCAAACGCGTCCTGGCCGGCCTGCCCGCGGGCGGCTTGGCGGACATCACACAGAGCGTGCCCAAATGGGTCTTCGCCATCGCCGTCGCCCTGGGCCTGACGTGGTTTGCCAACCAGGTTGTCGGCGTGTTGGCCGGCGACTACTGGGCGCTGGCGTGGAGCGCCACGCTGATGGCCGCGAGCGCGTCGGGGTTTTACGAGTGGTTGCGCCCCAAGTCCCCTCACAGCAACACCCGCTCCGCCATGCCCACCGTCACCAACAACGGCGTCGCCCTGATGCTGGCCGGCGGCATCGCCGCGTCCGCGCTGACCGGCTGCGCGGGCCTGCAGACGGCCAGCGATGAGGAGCTGGCGCTGCTAGAGACCCAGGCGGTCGAGGCGGGCATCTTTTCGGCCAAGCTCGACGCGACCGATGAGCTGACCCCCGGCGACATCGAGGCCGTCAAGGTCTGGGTGCGGGCCCAGGCGAGCACCATGCGATCCATCTACCGAGCTGTCGGCGGCGACGCGTCCAGGGTGGACGCCGTGGTCGACGCGTACAAGCAGGAGCTGACCGATGAGCCCAGCGAGCGACCAACCGCAGACCACACGCCCCGACCCGACGGGGCCGGGGACGCAACACCAGGGAGCAACGGCGACAGTGGCGATGGCCCTGGAAGCGCAACGCCCGGAGCTGGCCCAGACGCCGACCCAGAACCCGCGGGTGCGCCAAGCCCTGGACGACCTGCCGGCGTGGTTGAGACCGCTTACCGAGGCGCTGGTGCCGTACCTGCTGACGATGGGCGAGCAGGAGTTTTGGGACTTGCTGGATCAGCCATTCGCGGGCAACATCCCGATCCAAAATGTGATCGTCGGGGCATCGCTGCGGGAGCACGCGGCCATCAAGGCATCACTGAGCAAGCTGGCCGCACGCATGGCCTCGCAGCGCGAGGAGCAGCGGCGTGTCGCAGAGCTGGCCTGGCAAACAGCGATCGGCAAGGCCCTGGAGCTCGCGTTGCTCGCGATCTGAGCGACGCCTTCCGGGGCCGGTGCCGTCCTATCACACTCTGAAAACCCCCTGGTCGGGCCGCGCCGGTTAAACCCGGCGACGGCCCTTTTGCAGTCACCGCCCCGTATCGAGAGACCCATGCTCAACGCACTCACACTCGCCGCCGAGAGCTCCGCCCAGGCCGTCTGGATGTGGGTGCTCGGCGTGGCGTTTGCGATCAGCCAGCTGATCTTCGGCGCGCTGATGACGGCCCTGTGGCGCAAGATCGCCCGCAACGAGCAGCTCGAGGACCGCATCGCGGAGCAGACCGAGCAGCTGGTCGAGGAGCGGATCAAAACCACGACCGATGGCCAGGCCGCGTTGCAGCGTCAGATCACGGAGCTGGCCCGCAAGATCGACAGCAAAGACGCGCAGATCCTCGACGCCCTCAAGCGTGACCGCGACCAGGACCTGCGTCTGCTGGGCGAGGTCGGCAAGCTCCGCGAGATGATCGCCAGCAACTACGTGACCAAGGGCGACCTCAAGGACGCGACCAAGCAGCTGAGCACCGAGATCGCCAGCCTACGCCGGGAGGTACACACCCATGAGTGACCAGGCCAAGATCAACCACGCCCGCAACCGCCGCCTGCGCCGCCGCATGCTCCGCATGCTCTACGACGCGCGGGGCGGGGAGTACGGGCCGACCGTCAGCGGGCGGATGCTCGCCGACTTGTTTGGCCCGCAGGCGACGGGCACGGAGCTGTGCGGCGACGACGGCCACGTGCGGCAGCTGCTCGGCGACCTGTCTTCGGCCGGCCTGGTGCTGACCACCGACGAGCGTGAGTACCAGCACCAGGACCCCAACTGCCTGGACTACCTGAGCTTCTCGATCACCGACACGGGCTGCGCCCTGATCGAGGAGTCGGCCCCCAAACACCCCCTCGTGGACGACCAGCGCATCTGATGAGCAACACCACGCCACAACCCGCCATGCCCTCGCCCCGCGAGCTGGTCGCCGAGACGGTCGACTGCTTTGACGTGGACAAGAGCAAGTCGTCGGTGCTGGCCCTGGACCGGCCGATGCTGATCGACGTGGGGCTGATCCTGGTCGATCGCGAGCGGCCCGACCTCGACGGCTACCAGCACATCATCGAGGAGCTGGCCGACGAGTTCGCCGTCAGCCGCTCGGCGTATTTTCGCTGGGCCTCGGATTTCCGGCACCGCTTTAGCGCGGTGCGGCAGACGCACCGCCAACGGCTGGCGAAGCTGTCGATCGAGCACGCCACTCAGGGCCGCACCGACGACACCGCGCAGCTGCTGATCGCCCAGATGATGCGGCTCGCCGCCGAGCGGGCGGTGGACGCCGACGACCTCGCCCAGCTCGAGGGCAAGGAGCTGAGCTCGATCATCGCGATGATCGACGGCTGGTCGCGCGGCAAGCACAACCAGGCCAAGCTCGACCTGACCCAGCAGCAGCACGAGCAGCGCGCCGAGAAGCTCCAGGCCGAGATCGAAAAGTTGCAGATCGACAACGAGCAGCGCCGCCAGCAACTGGTCGCCGCCGAGCGTGAGGTCAAAGCGAAGGTCGAAGAGCAGGCCAAGCAGGGCAAGTCGTTCACGCGCGAAGACGTGATCGCCATGATCTCCAAGATCACGAAGGGGGACGCGTGAGCCCAGCACTCGATCAAACCACGATGGCCCGGTTCCGCGCCAAGTACGACCAGTCTCTGGCCGGCGGCGTGTCGATAGCACATCACAACTTGCAAGAATTCGCCCGCATCGCAGGCAAACTTAAACACCTGGAGCCCGGAGAACTTTCCGCTTTGCCGGAAGATGAGGCTTTGGTGCTTTTGATCATGGCGCAGCTCGGCTGCATGACCACGGCCCTGTCTGTTGGCGAGCAGTCGTTGATTGATCAGATGGGAGGTGGCGAGTGACCGCAGCCCCCACCGCCATCACCACGCCCAAGAGCAACCGGGGCCGGCTGCTGCTGCCGTACCAGACCGCCTGGTGCAACGATCACGCGCGCCTCAAGCTCTGGCCCAAGAGCCGGCGGATCGGGGCGACGTACTGCGAGGCGTTCGACGCCGTTGAAAAGCGGTTAAACCCCGCTTCAACGGGCTACCGCAGGACCGACTACTGGTTCTCCTCGGCGGACGAGTCGGCGGCGTTTGAGTTTGTCGAGTACTGCCGCTTCTTTCACGACAAGGTCTTCGGCTCGGTGGCCGACTACTTCACCGACCAGGTCGAAGACCCCGACACCAAGCGGGCGGCCACCGCCTTCTGCATCCGCTTCGAGAACGGGGCCCGCATCACGGCGATGAGCTCCAACCCCCGCCGCTTCCGGTCCAAGGGCGGCGACGTCCGCCTCGACGAGTTCGACTTCCACGACGACCCGGACGGCATGTACAAGGCCGCCTATCCCGTGATCATGTGGGGCGACTCGCTGGCGATTCTTTCAACGCACAACGGCGAGGGCACGAGGTTTCACAAGTTCCGGGGGATGGCTGAGCGCGTCGAAGCCGGGCAGGGACACAAGGGCGACATGCCCTGGTCCATGCACCTGGTCACGATCCTCGACGCGGTCGCCCAGGGCCTGGTGGAAAAGATCAACGAGATCAAGGGCACCGAGCTGACCCGCGAGCAGTTCCTCGCCGACGCCCGCGCGGGCTGCAGCACCGAGGAAGAGTGGCGGGAAGAGTTCCTGGCCGTGCCCAGCAGCGAGAGCTCGGCCTGGCTGCCCTACCGCCTGATCGAGCTGTGCGAGGACGACCTGGCCGGCCGGCCGGACAAGTTCGGCGACGGCCCGCGGTACCTGGGCGCGGACATCGGCGAGAGCAAAGACCCCACCGCCATCTACTGGGGCGAGCAGGTCGGCGACGTGATGTGGGTGCGCGAACGCATCGTCCTCCAGGGCGAGCCGCTGCACGTCGTCCAGCAGATGATCCTCGACCGCCTGCGCCACCCCAAGACGGTGCGCGGCTGCATCGACGGCACGGGCCTGGGCACGCAGATCGGCCAGGCGGCCGAGGCCCAGGGCAACGGCGAGGCGATCAAGTTCACGAGCGGCACCAAGGACCTGCTGGCCAGCCCGATGCGTGGCTACTTCGAGGACCGCTCGATCCGTGTGCCTGGCATCAGCGACACCCGCGAGTCGCTGCACTCGATCCGCATGACCCGCATGGCCGGCCACCCCCGCTACGACGCCGCCCGCACCGCCGACGGCCACGGCGACGAGTTCTGGGCAGCGGCGCTGATGATGCACGCGGGCAAGTCAAATGATGAAGTGGGGGCGATCCTCCTGTGAAGCACCTGTCGCAGAGTCTGATTTGCCGCGCTCGACTGGAAGAGCAGGCCCACAACAAAAGTGCTGCCGAGTTCCTGGCGTTCCTCAGCCGCACGCATGGCGGAGCCGTGAAGGACGGGCCAAAGAGCCCGTACCGCCAGGTCTCTGTGGTCCGCGCAGCGGTAGACGTGAAGGCCGAGACTCTCGCTTCCATGCCGCTGATGCTTTCCACCGGCGACGACCAGTTGATTGTATCAGGGCCGATCTACGACCTCTTGTGCAACCCCGCACCCGGAATGGGGCAGAGGCAGTTCCTCAAGAACTGCTCGGCATACCTGGACCTGTCGGGCGTTACCCACCTGGTCTTTCCCCCCGGGACAATCCAAGGCGGCGACGACAACCCCAGCGGTCGGCCCACGCAGATGCTGCCGGTCGCGGGCTGGGACATGAAGCCTGTTGTTTCAGGCCCAGGCAGAGGCGAATTGATTGGCTGGAAGTGGCGTCAGCCCGGTCGTCGCTGGGATGAGGCGATCAAGCTCGACCTCATGCAGGTTGTGACCATTGGCCTGAGCAGCTTTGACCCGATGGACCCTTACGGCTTCTCGTCGCCTCTTGAGAGCTGTGGCCTGCCGATCTCCCAGATCTACAAGTCGGACGTGGCCAACGACGCCAGCCTGGACAACGGCATCGAGCCGGGCGGTGCATGGGTCACTGACAAACGCCCGACGCCTGAACAGGTCAACGACACGCGCGAGGAATTGTCCAAACGTCACGCCGGCCCGAAGAATCGCCGCCGGCCACTGTTTCTGTACGGCGGCATGAAGTGGGAGCGCATTGCCGCGACCTTCGACGAGATGGAGTTCAGCACGCTCCAAAAGATGAAGCAAGTCGACGTGTGTGTGGCGTTGCGTGTGGACCCCGCCGCGATTGGCTACTACGAGGACAGCAACCGGGCCCACGGCACCATCGCCAAGAACTCGCTGTGGATGGATACCACCATCCCGCGCGGCGAGTGGATCGCCGACGAGATCAGGCGGGGCGTGATCAGCCGCTTCGACGCCGACCGTTCGCTCAGCGGCGACCGCACCGCGAGACGCGCCCGCACGATGAGCCGATCGCAGATCGCGGTGGCCCGTCACAACCGCAACCTCCAGCGGGCGGGCTGGCAAGGCGGGAACCTTGTGGTCTGGTTCGACACCAGCGGTGTTCCCGCCGTGCGCGAATCGATGCTCAGCCGCGCCAAGGAAGGCGCTGTCTTCATCGAGAAGTACATGCAACCCCCCGCAGATGTGATCGACGCATTTGACCTCGCCCTGCCCACGTACGACTGGCAGAAGACCGGCTACATGCCGGTGAACCTGATCCCGGCCGACGAGCCCATGCCGGGCGACGACGACCCGGCCGGGCCACCGCCGCAAGAGCCAGAAGACGAGGATAAGGCGCTCCGTGATCAAAGGCTGGATGCCCAGGAGCGAGAGCTGTCCGAGCAGCAACTCGCACGGATCTACGCGGCGTGGCGTCGCTCATGGTCTGTGCTCGAACGGCAGATGCGCAGCAAGGTCCAGAAGGTTCGACACGAACTGCGTGCCGAGACACTGGCCAACCTCGACCGCGTGTACGGCGACCGCTCCGAAGAGGCTCGCTCCGGAGTAACGCAGCGTGACCTCATAGCCGAGATCATCTTCGACATCAGCGCCGCCAACCAGCGGCTGATCGTGCAGGCCCGGCCCATCGTCCACGAGTCGTTCCGGCTTGGCGGCGAGCAGGCGATCACGGAGCATGGCCAGGGCGCAAGCGACGACGCCGATGCACCAGAGTTCGACTTCCGCGATCCAGAGGTCGAGCGGGCGATGCGGGTGCGCGAGGTGGCTCTGACCAATTCAAACCGGACACTGCGCCGCGAGCTGGCCGCCACGATCGCCGACGCGATGTCCATGCAGGAAACGCCCGACCAGATCGCCGAGCGCATCCGCCAGACCTTCAACACCACCGGCCATCGCGCCAAGACCATCGCCCGTACCGAGGTCGGCCGCAGCGTCGAGGAGGCGAGACAACTGGGCCGCAAGCAGGCGGGCACGCCGCTCAAGAGCTGGCTGTGGAGCCGGGCCGAGACAGGGCGGATGTGGCACTACGACACCGAGCGCAACACGCTGGAGCAACCCGTTGCGAACGACGGGCTGTTCACCATCGCCAACACCGGCAACACCTGCCCGCACCCTCGGGCGACCGGCGTGCGACAGGACGACATCAACTGCAGCTGCACCACGATCGCCCGCTTCCCCGGCGACGGCGTCAAGGCGGTGCTGGATCGTTACGAAGCGATGGGCTTTCTGACTTACGAGCGCCTCATGGAACGGGACGACAACAAGAGCAAGGACGCAGACCATGAACAACAAGACAAATAGCCATTACCTCGACGAGTCACTGAAGCTGCTCAACCCCGACCTGCTGACCGACGAGCCGCAGATCCACGACCGTGGTGTCTCCATCGATCGCGAGTCGCGCGTGCTCGGCGTCAACGCCGAAAGCCGCACGATTGAGGCGCTGGTGTCGACGGCGACGATCGACCGTTACGGCGAGATCGTTGAGCCCAAGGCGTTCGCGAAGCACCTGGAGACCTTCCGGAAAAACCCCGTGCTCTTGGCCTCGCACCAGTACGCCGGATTCGACGCGGGCCAGGCGACGGTCATCGGTCACTGGTCCAACATGCGCATCACCGACGACGGCCTGGTGGGCACCGCCCACTTCGCGAACACGCAGCTCGCCGATGAGTACTGGCAGCTGTACCGCGACGGGCACATGAAGGCTTTCAGCGTTGGCTTCCGCGTGCACGCCTGGGAGATGAGCGAAGTGGAAACGGAGGACGGCAAACGCAAAGTCCGTGTCTTCACCGACGTGGAACTGCTGGAAGTCTCCGCGGTCGCCGTGCCGGCCAACCCCGACGCCGTGTTGATCGCCCGCGCCTTTCCGCGTTCCGATGCCACTGGCAAAGGGCCCGACGGCGAAGCGATCCGTGAACAACTCAAACAATTCATCGACGAGGCCGTCCGCGAGGCGGTTTCCGAAAAACTTAAAGCCGAGATCGGAACTGATCTTTACGAGCTGATTTACATCGTGATCGAAGCGAGTAAGAGCTCCGAGTCTCATGGCTACAACGACCACGATGACCCGCTCGGCAACGAGCAAGCCCCAGGCGGCAGCAGCGAACTGCAAGAGCTGCTGGGCCCCACGATGGACCGGCTGAAAACGTAACTCAACCGGTCCCCGCTGAACGCATCTACACCTTCTTTGAAAAGGAAAAACCCAGTGGTAACCACAAAAGACAAAGCATCCCTGTCCGACGCGGACAAGGCGATGATCAAGGACCTGGCCGAGAACGTCACCTCCATGAAGGAGGCGCAGGACGAGCTCATCCATCACTTCTCCGGCGAAGGCGACTTCGTCAAAATGGGCGACGCCATCGAGCAGCTCGAGCGGGACTTCAAGCAGGTCCAGACCGACGTCGCCCGTGAGCTGGCAAAGACACGCCGCCTCAGCTACGGCTTCGGCGGGCAGTATCGCGGCATGTTCGCCAGCGAAGACGAGGCCCGCGTCTTCGGCCTGCATTTCATCAAGCTCTCGGCTAAGTGGGACGACGACTGCGCAGCTCGCGCAGCGAAAGCCGACGAGATTTTGCAGCGCGACTTCTCCGACGTGGCCAAGGCCATGGACTCCACGACGTTCGGCGGGCTCCTGCCCACCGAGATGTCGAACATGATCCACCAGCTCACCGAGACCTACGGCGTGTTCGAGCGGTACGCCGAGCCCGTCCCGGTGAACGCCGAGAGCAAGTCTTTCGTCGTCGAAGAAAACGACGACGACGACGTCTTCGTGGTCGGCGAGAACACGGCGGCCGGCGAAAAGACCGAATCCTCGCCGCGCCTTGAGCAGCTCAACCCCAAGACCTGGGCCACGCTGATCTACGTCCCCAACGAACTCGAAGAAGACGCGGCTGTGGACATCGCCGAGTTCATCGCACGCCGCATGGCCCGCCGCTTCGCCAAGAAGATGGACCGCGTCGGCTTCATCGGCAACGGCGGTGCCGCGTCCTTTGGCCTGTTCGGCGTGACCGAGCGGCTCAAGAACCTGGACACGAGCACCCCGGCCAACATCGCCGGCCTGCAGCAGGCCGACGGCAACGCCTGGCCTGAGATCACCCAGGGCAACATCGACGAGATGATGGGCAAGCTCCCGCAGTATGCCGCCGGCGAGTCGGACGTCCGCATGTTCTGCCACCGTCAGTTCTACTTCTCAGTCCTGGTGCCGATGATCCACGCCGCCGGCGGCGTGACGGCCACGGAGATCGAGGGCCGGCGTCGCCTGACCTACGGCGGCACCCCGATCGAGCTCACGCAGATCATGCCCAACGCTCAGGCGAACAGCTCGGTGCCCCTGCTCTTTGGCAACCTGCGTATGGCCGCCGCCATCGGCAACCGCCGCGCCTACGGACTCAAGACCAGCCGCGACTACAAGTTCGCTGAGCAGCAGATCACCTACCTCGGCACGCGCCGGGTGGCGGTGAACGTGCACAGCGTCGGTAACGCGACGGCCACCGCGGGCGACCGCGTGCCCGGCCCGATCGTCGGCCTCCAGCTCGCCGCTTCCTGATCGGCTCGATCGACCTGATCAAACACGCCCGGTGTGATCCCGTGCCGGCAACCAGCGTGTCACCCCAACGGGAATTTTGAATCGCTTACTGAAACCAAACCCTCCCAACAGAGATCAAAACCATGAACCTTCTGAACCTCTCAAAGTTCTTCAACGCCATCCCCCCGGCGGCGATCAAGGATGACGCCGCCTTCGCCAGCCGCGTCATTGACCGTGCGGACTTCATGCCCAGCGACGCCAAGGGCGTGCTGTTCATCGTCCAGCTCGGTGCGACCGACATCGCCGCCGCCGTCCTGCGCGTGCAGGAATCCGACACCCAGTCGGACGCCACCACGCTCGGCGGCACACCGGCCACCATCAAGGACGTCACCACCAAGCCCGGTGCAGATGACGACAACGGCCTGTTCGGTGTCTACATCAACGCCGAAGAGTGGCAGGAGCGTTACCTGCAGATCCAGGCCACCGCGGGTGACGGCAGTGCCGGCACGTTCCTGACGGCGCTGGCCATCGCCGATCACCCCGGCAACAACGAGGTCACCGCCGCCGGCCTTGGCCTGACCAGCCTGGAAATCGAGTAACCCCTCCTTCCCAAGACCCCTCACATCGGCCCCCCCACCCCAACACGGGGGGCCGTTTGAAGGGCCTTGCAACAGGCATTCAAGCATCATTGAACGGAGCACCCGATGACCACCACGCCCGACAAAAAACAGCGCCGCAAAGAACCCAAGAAACAGGACCGCGACAAGCCGCGACTCATCGAGATCAGGCGGCACATCGCCTCGCCGATCCGCCGAGCCCCCGGCCAACGCCTCTGGCTCAGCCTCAACCAGTGCCAGCAGCAGCAACTCAAGAAAGGCAAAGACTACCGATGCGTCCCAAAGACCAACCAACAGGAAACCTACCCCAGGGACTGAACCACCGGGCGATGACCGGCCCCGACCGGCCACCGCTCCGCCAGCCTTGGAATCCCCGGAATCCCCGGAACATCAGCACCGCAAACACAAGGACAAGACCGATGGGACAGCACACGATCCTCCTCGTGCAGATCAAGACGGACAAGGTTGAGGGCTACCAGCCCGGCGACCGCGTCCGCCTCACCCGCGCCCAGCTCAACGAGCTGGCCAAGCAACACGAGCTCAAGGTCATCGACGACTACGCCCTGCGCGGCACCGACGTCGTCGGGCCGCCCCCGCAGGAGCCCCAGCTCGTCCACCGTGTCGCCCAGCAACAGGACGCCTCTTAACCGCCAATGGCTGACAAGCTCGCCAAACTCGCCGACCTCAAGCAACGCGACCTGCTGAACATCAGCGGCACGGACCTTGACACGCGCCTGACCACGCTGCTGGAGACAGCCTCGGCGATGGCTGAGTCGGTGCGTGGCGCCGGCCGCGAGCTGCGGCGCGGCACGTTTGTCGAGTATCCTTGGGACACCGACCCGGAGGCCAAGGTCGTCAAGCTCAGGCGGTACCCGATCGAGTCGGTGACCTCCGTCAAGCAGCTCTACGACTACGGCACCGACGCCGAGTTCACCGCCCAGACCGCCCTGGTCGAGAACACCGACTTCGTCGTGGACAGCGAGCTGGGCAAGCTCGAGCGCCAGTACAGCCACTGGTGGCTCAAGCGTCGCCACCTGCAGGTGATCTACGTCGCCGGCTACGTCGATCCCGACGAAGACCCGATGCCCGACGCGATCCTGCCGCCGGACGACCTGCAGCACGGCGTGCTCCTCCAGGCGGTGCGGCTGTTCCGGACCGGCGGCTTTGCCGGCACCGACCAGGCCGGCGGCGGCGCGGCCGGCAGCGTCAGCGTCAACAGCCAGCCGCTCGTGCCCGAGCTGGTCGCCGCGTGCGAAGCCCTGCGGAGGTTGTACTGATGAGCATCGTGATCAAGTACAGCATGACCGGCCAGGCCAAGCGCACGCTCCGCGAGCTGGGCGAGCGCGCGGGCATCATCGCCGACAACCTCAGCACCGCCCACGCCCAGGGCCTGCAGGAGGTCGAGACGCACGTCAAGCGCAGCTACCTCTCCGGCGCGTACCGCAAGGGCGTCCGTCGCGGCGGCGACGCGCCCGCCGCCGCGCGCTCGGGGATCCTCCGGGCTTCGGTCGCCTCCAGGCAGGACAGGCCGCTGAGCGGCTTTGTGGGCGTCCCCAGCGGCAGCCCCGCCTCGGCCTACGCCGGCACCGTCCTGGGCGACGGCACGACGGTCATCAAGCCCAAGTCCGCCAACCACCTGTGGGTCCCCCTGCCCGACAACCAGACCGGCCGGGGCATCACCCGCGTCAGCCCGCGCGAGCTGATGGGCCGCACACGCCCCCGCAAGCGGGGCAGCGGCGGGCCGGTCAAGGACTACGTCATCTTCCGTTCGCGGCGCGGCAACCTGATCGCCGGCACCACCGGCCCCGTTCCGGGCGTGCGACGTAAAGGGCTCAAGGCGCTGTTCGTGCTCAAAAAGCAGGTGCGGGTCGAGGGCATCGACGCGCTGGGCGGCGCGTTCGCCGACCAGCTGCCCCGCCTGGCCGACCTGCTCCAGGACGGCGCGGACGCCGGGGCCGAGGGGAGGCGTCTGTAATGGCCAGCAAACGCAAAGACATCATCAGCGACATCGTCACCAAGCTCAAGGAGCTGGCCGACCTCAACGACGACACGGTCTTCACCCGGCCCCTGCTCCCCGACCAGGTCAACCGCGGGGCGCTGGTCGTCAGCGTCGTGCGGGTGCGAGAAGATTACGAAGACCTCGACGACAACCAGGTGCGCTGCAGCCTGGACATCGAGGTCGGCGTGGCCACCAAGACCGACCCGGGCGGCAGCGACGACGCCGAGGCCCAGATGGACGAGGTCTACGACGCCGTCGCCGCCAAGCTCGAGGAGCTGCAGTACGGCAACGCCAGCATCGAGGTGATCCGCGGTGAGGGCGAGCTCGCCTGGGACGTGGCCACCGACCCCAACCAAACGTTTCTGCTCCGCAGCGTGTCGCGGGGCTGGCAAGTCATTTACGAGCGTGCCCTCCAGGGCACGCAATAGCGAGGTAACACCATGGCAGATGTCTCAAGCATCCGACTCACCAACATCGTCTCCGTGACGCAGGGCGCCAACAAGTACATCGGGGTCCGCTCGGTCAACATTAACGTCAGCAAAGGCAACCTGCTGCCGATCGACGAGGAGGGCTACCTCTACGTCCAGGGGGCCGAGAACGTCGGTACCCCCGAATTCCCGGTGACGACGCAGGTCGTGTTCGAGCAGGACCACGGCAACATGCTCGACCTCGTCGCCGAATCCAACGGCGACCTGGTGGTCGTCTTTACCCAGAGCGGCGGCGGGGCCAACAAGACGCTGACGATCAGCAACCACGAGTTTCGCGACTTCGGGCACCCGCAGAACCGCCGCGACTTCGGCCGGCCATCGGTCAATGGCGTGGCCTACAGCTCCGACGGCTCGGCGCTGCCGATCGCTATGGCCTAACCCACCCCGGAAGCCCCCGGAAGCCCCCGGAAGCCCCCGGAATCCGCCCGAAGTTCCCCGCTGAAGTTTTGTAATCCAAGCCCATGGCCAACGAAGAGATCAAAACCAGGTACACGGTCGAGGGCGACGAGGCCCTGCGCGAGCTGGAGCGGATCCAGAAAGAGCAGGAAGAGACCGCGCGCAACACCGACCGTATGGGCAAGGAGGCCGACGAGGCCAGTGGCAAGCAGCGCCGGTTCGGCGAAGCCGCCAGCGAGGCCGGCCGGCGGTCGGGCGAGTCGAGCAAAAAGGTCGGCCTACTAACCCGCGCCTACAAGGGCCTGCAAAGCTCCCTGGGGGGGCTGATCGCCGGAGCCGCGAGCTTCGGCATCCTCAGCCAGGCGATCCGCGCTAACACCGAAGATCTCGAGCGCAACGCCCGCGCGGCCAACGACCTCAAGCGGGCCCAGCTCGACCTGCAGTTCCTCAACCAGGGATATAACCCGCAGGAGTTGGCGGCGGTGCGGGCGGCCAGTGAGCTGGTGGGGGGGGATGAAGCCCAGGTTGACTTGGCGGGCGCTTTTGCCAACCTCAAGTCCAAGACAGCTGGCCTGGGTGATCAGCAGCGCATCGACCTGTTTGAGCAGCTGGTGGAGACCAGCCTGACGACGTCCACGTCTCCATCGCAGCTGGTGGGCCTCTTCGCGCGCGGGTCGCAGTTTGTGGATGACCCCGAGCGGCTCCAGAACATCATCCGCAAGACGCAGGAGCTCTCGCCCGCCGCGTCGCCGACGGTCCTGGAGGGCAGCCTTCCCGCCGCCTTGGCCGTGGGCCAGACGGTCGGCCTGACCGCCGAGCAAACGTCCGGGCTCCTGGTGTCTGCCCTCACCGCCAACGAGGAGCAGGGCCCCACCAGCCTTCGCAACATCCTCACGATCCTGGCCGGCGGCGTGACGCCGGCCGGCGCGGAGATCCTTCAAGGCGCGGGGGCGGCACCGGGCAGCGGTGTCATTAACCAGCTCAACGCGCTGCGTGACGCTGACCTCAACACCGAACAGATCACGACGCTCTTCGGGCGCGAAAACTTCGCCACCTTCGCCGCGCTCACTCAGCAGGACCAGTACAACCGCAACATCGGCTCGATCTTTGAGGCCACCCAGGGCGACAGTGACTTGACGCAGGAGGCGATCAACAACATCTTTCGGGCCGACCGGCAGCAGGCGTTGCGATTGCAGACCGACCAGGCTGCCGCCCGAGTCCAGGACATTCGCGCCTCCCGCACCGACGGCCAGCGTGCGAAGCTAGTCCGTGCGCTTTTGGAAGAGCAGCAACTGAGGCAAGATTCGCTGCCTCCTTTTCTTCAGGCTGCGGAGCGGGGTCTTTACGACACCCTTGTGGGTGTAGGGTTTGACCCGGTCGACGCAGCGAAGATCGCCACGCCCACCGACACAAGTGACGGCCGGCTGTTTGGTCTGTTCGCGCCGCCCGCCCCGAGCCTTCAGAGCCAAGTTGAAGGCGGCCCCAACCTGGACGTCTCCGGCATCGGCCGCGCGTACGAAGACGCCACCCCCGGCACGGTGGTCAACAACTTCAACGTGGTCGGCCAGCAGTTCAACAACGCGGCCGACCCGGCGTTTGTCGATAGCGGGAGGACGGCCCAGTGAGCACCTTCCAGATCGACAGCTCCAGCGTCAACAGCCGCGCCGACTGGCGGCACCGCTTCCAGCCGGGCCGGCCGGTCTCGCGGGTCGAGCTGTCTTTCCCCGGCTTCGGCGAGCGGTTTGTCCGCAAGGGCGTCCAGCAGCCCGCGGACCTGGTCGTCGCCGGCTTCTTGCAGGGCTCGGGCGGCAGCGTGCCCGAGGCGATCGCCGACCTCAACAGCACGCTCAGCTCGTGGCAGGCCAAGACGGCCGAGCTGTCGGACCGCACCGTGGACGTGGGCAACTCGCAGTGGTCCAACATGGAGTTGATCAGCGTCCAGTTCCGCGGGCCGATCGAGGCGCGTGGGGCCGACGCGGTCCGCCGCTTTACCGAGTTTCGTTTCCGCCAACTCGCTATCGGGGAGAGCTTCTCGACGTGACGCAACTGGCCGCCCCCATCTCGACGTATCAGTTCCGGCCGCTGGCCCCGCTGGTGTATGTGCGCCGGGCGGTGGACGGCGGCGCGGTGCTGGACGGGGCGGACCGCAGCGGCTGGGTCCTGGACGACGCGCTGCGGTGCGACTCGGTTACTCACTACAAGGGCGGCCGCGTGGCGGAGGCGTCGTTTACCTACATCCCGCTGCCGCCGCAGAGCGATCTGGGCTTCGAGCAGATGCTCAGCTACTACAGCACCGACGACCAGGTGAGCGTGGTGATCCCCCCGGTGGAGGACGCCTCGGCCCAGGACACGGGCGACCCGGGCAGCGGCACGCTGATCTTCGAGGGCGTGCTGTCGCGCCACCCGTTCACCGCCCAGGCCGACGGCGGCCGCGACATCGAGTCGGCCCGCATGGCGGCGTTCGCGCTGCCCACGCTGCCGGAGCTGTACCCCGCGACGATGCTGTGGTACCGGTGGATGGCCGACGCCTTCGCGACGACTGAGGGGGGCGAGGGCGTAGAGGGTGGGCAGGCGACGCCGATCATCCAGGGCGAGTCGATCGCCCTGCCGGTGGTGTTCAACTTCCGGGGCCGGCCCAACCGCGACGCGACCAACGCGATCACCACGCCGATCACCCAGTTCAGCGGGATGGCCGGCTCGCCGTTCACGCACGACGACGACCCGCGGGGGGCGTACTGGACGGTGCGGGACGCGATCCGATCGGTGCTGATCTACTGGGTGCTGGGCACGGCCGATCGCGGCGCGGTCAGCCGCTTTATCGACATCGACCGCGAGCTGATCGCCGTGCTGTCGGGCGAGGGCGAAGAGACCGGCTACAACGGGCGCTACGCCGGGATCAACGACCGGCTGCCCGAGACCAAGGTCCACGGCCTGGGGCCGCTGGGGGCGCTCCAGGCGATCTGCGACGCCGGCGGGTTCGAGTTTGCGGTGGAGCCGGGCGTGAGGCTCGACGACGAGGAGCTTTCTTCCGGGGGGGCGACGCAGTACGACCGCGACTGGGTCCTGCGCCTCTGGCGTAAAAACACCGGCACGCTCAAGACCTTCAACCTGGCTAAACGCGGGACCAGCTACAACTCGGCCGAGGCGATGCTGGCCCAGAACAACGTCAGCAAGGTGTCGGGGCTCAAGGACGGCCGCGAGGTGCGCAACGCGGTGCTCGCCGCCGGCCGCACCGCGATCGAGTGCACGCTCGGGCTCAAGCCGATCTGGGGCGAGGGCGACTGGACCGAGGACGCCAGCGACGGCGACCTCCAGGGCGTCACCGACGACAAGCTGGCCAACTCTACGTACCACAAGCGTCATGTTGTCGGGGGCGATGAGTTTGGCGACTACGGCCACGTCGGCCGGCTGTGGGGCCTGGACTGCCAGGGCGGCTACACGGGCGGGTACAGCAGCGGCGGCTACCAGCACGACGAGGCGGGCTTTGATTTTGTGACCGAGCTGGGCCTCAACGAGGAGGGCTCAGGCATCCGCACCGAGCGGGACGAGCTGCTGGGCACGGTCGTCCCCATGAAGTGGTCCCGCCGCATACGACGGTTGCAGCCGCTGCGGAGCTACGCCTTCGCAAACGTCGGGCGGGACTACGTGCTGGAGGTCAGCGAGGACGCCGGCTCCACCTGGCGGGTGATCGAGCTGGAGTTCCGCGTCGAGCGCAACCTCTGCGGCATCACGCTGACCGACCCGCGCTGCGCCAACCTGGCCACGGTCAACGCCGGCAACCTGGGCACGAGCGGCCCGATCGCCTACGAAGACAGCTGGTGGAAGCTGATCGAGACGCAGGACCTGCGCTTCCGCGTGACGGCGGCGATCGAGGCCGACCACGCCCCCTTGTACTACGCCGCCCGTCAGGCCAGCAGCGGCTCGGTTTATCCGCGCATGCAGGTCATCAACGTGGACGTCGAGGACGTCTGGGCGGCCCCGGCGACGACCGGCCTGGGCAACACCGCGTGGACCAAGGTCGCGGGCATCACGGTCGACCTCTCCGGGGACGGGTCCGACCCCGAGTACTACACGCTGGTACGGGCCTACGCCGAGCGTCGCCGCGACCAGCTCGAGGGCCTGCGTCTCGCGGCCGACGCCTTTACCTGGCTGCCGGCCCTGGGCCAGTACCGCGTGGGCGACCGCATCGTGGGCATCCGCGGGCGCGGCTACAGCTTCGCCACGTCGGCCGGATCGACCAGCCGCTACCCCAACGTCGCGTCGCTGACCTACACGCTGGCCCCCGATGAGCAGCAGGGCATCCGCATCGCCCTCGAAGACCGCGTGCTGCAGACGGGGGGGACGCCCTGATGGCTGATGTGTCACTGAGCATCCTGCAGGACATCGACTGGGCCTACGCCGACGACCTGCTCGTCCGGGTCGGCGATGAGGGCGCAGCCAGCCTGGCGTCATCCAGCCCGGCCGGTGGTGAGACCAAGCTCACGGAGCCGGCCTGGCGACAGACCGGCACCCGCGGTGGCTTTGGGCAGGACGGGTTCGGCGAGGCACCGTTTGGCTACTCGCAGCAGGGCTACGGGTTCGGCCGGGGCGCGTTCGGGGACGGCGCGTTTGGCCTCAACAACCTGCCCCGCGTCGAGCTGGACATCACCGTCAACCCCGACGACGTCTGCGCCGCCGTGCCCGTGGGCGTGGTCACGCGCGACGCGCCGGGCAACCAGGCCGCCGTCGCCGAGGCCGTCGCGGCCCTGAGCGACCCGCCGGCCGGGGCCACGCAACTGACCATCACCAGCACGGGCAGCGCCCGCCAAGCACGACTGACCTGGACCGCATCCGGCGATGTTTGACCGCCGTTGAAAGGCTCATTAAATGACCGTTAAAGACCTCACCACCGCCGAAGCAAACGCACTCTCGGGCACACGGTTCCCGCGGACCGGCATGCTGGCCATCCCCGCCGCCACGCAGCCGCACTGGACCGAGGTCATCCGCAACCTCAAACACCTGGACCTGGCCAGCGCGTCGGACCTGATGGTCAAGGAGGAGGCGACCGCCGCGAACATCCAGGTCATGCCCGGCCGGTGCCAGATCGGCGGCAAGGTGCTCAGCTACGCCGGCGGCACGGTCGATCTCTCGGCCTACAACAACGACACCGCCTACGTCTGGGCCTACGACAACAGCGGCACGCTCACCATCTCCGCCGGCACCGACGCCGTGGGCTGGCCCGCCACCCAGCACATCAAGCTGGGCGAGGTCACGCTCTCGGCCGGTGAGATCACCGCCGTCACCGACCGCCGATTCGACGACGTGCTGATGGTCAAGACCCCGGGATATGTCATCAGCCTCGAAACCCAGGGTGACACCGGCTCGGCCTCGCGCATCCACGTCCAGGCGATCGGCGGCACCGACTACCTGCGTGTCCGCGTCTGCGACGACGGCGACTACGACGCGGTGACCAACGCCTCGATCGCCGCCGCCGGCAACACCACGCTCGTCGAGACGATCACCGCGGGCGAAGACCTGGTGTTTCAGTCGCACACGGACGGGCTGTTTGAGATCGACCTGACCGACGCCACCGCCGAGACCGTCACCGTCCGCATCGGGCCCGCGCCCATGCACCCGATCAACGCCGACTACTCGGCCGAGCTCGACGTCACCCACGCCGCACCCTAACCCCCGGAATTCCCCGGAAGTTTTCCCAGGCGGCATCCGCCTTTAAGCAGCCAACCCAAAGGAGCAACGACTCATGGCCACCACCAAACTCACCAACCACGCCACCAAGCTCAACCAGGACCGCAAGGCCATGGTCCGGGCCACCGTCGCCTACCTCGAGGACTTGAGCTACTACGCGGCCAACGCCGACGTGCAGGCCGAGGTCGCCGCGAAGGTCGCCGAGGATGACACCAACGACGCGGACAGCCTGATGCACAACGGCGGCAACGCTCAGCAGCGCAGCGTCTATCTCGAGGAGATCACCGTCGCGGACAACGTCGCGTTCCTCCTGGGACAGACGGCGGCCGGCGACGCCACCAAGACGCCGCTGGGCAATGACCCGCTGGACGGCGCGCAGCTCAAGGCCCTGATGGACAAACTCGGCACCGTCTGATTAACCATGGTGACACCGCTGCCAAAACACGTGGACTTTGAGCTGCCGGGCTGGGCCGAGTTCGAGCAGGGTGATGTGGCTGCGGTCGTGGTCCCTCAGCCACTGGTCGCGTGGGAGTGCAACGAGGGCAGCGGCAGTGTGTTCACCGACTCGGGCTCCTTTGGGTATGACCTGGATAACGGGCCTGGGGCGATTACATGGGGCAGCGGCACCGCGACCTTTGGGTCCGGCGAGTACCGCTACGGCGAACCAGATGTGGCCAACGGCGTGCCGCAGGTCATCAGCAACGACGGTGAGTTTTCGTGCTTCGTGAGGTGCAATATCGATGCCGCAGGGATCGGTTCTAATATCGAATTCACCGGTAACCGCGCCAACTCTCATGGATTCCGTTTTCGTGCCAATTCCAACAACAAACTGCATCTGTCCAACTACCAGAACGCCATTGTCATTTCCGCCGCCGACGTGCTGTACAGCCAGATGGTCACGTATGGCATAACCGTCAACGCGGCTGGCGACGTGACGTTTTGGCACGAAGGTGTCGCGGTCGATACCCAGCTCGCGGCAGGTACGGGCTTAAGAGACGCGGGATTCGACACTATTGGCACGGATGGCATGCCGCTCGGCATTAACGCGTCTGACATCGCCCGTAGTTCCACGTACTTTACCACCAACTCTTCACCCGTCACCTATGCCTGGATGCGGCTCTGGCCGCAGGCGCTGACCGCCGCGCAAGTACTGGAGATCCCCGAATGAGCGTCGTGCTTGACCCGCACAATTCGGCGGCGGCTTTTCCTGACCGGCCGGGTGACGGCGGTCATGGCCTGTTGGTCGCTTGCGCCAGCGGGCCCGACGGCCGCGAAAACGCACTGGATTTTGGCAACGAGCAGTCGCTGCTGCATGTGCGGGTTGAGCTCGGCTTGGGCGACGCGGCCAACGGCAATGCTGCGGTGCTCCGCGGTACCGACGAGGCGGACTACGAGGTGTGGCGGATCGCGCTTGATTTCGACACGCGGGCGATCACCGTCACCCTGGCCACCGGCGACACGCTGGCCGCCTCGCCCGCCGATCTCGACTGGCTCTGCATCGAGCTCAAGGTGGACACGTCCGGCACGGCCACGCTCTACGTCCACGGCGTCGAGGCTGCCACCGCCACCGGGAGCTTCGGCAGCCTGGGCACCCAGCGCGTCTACATCGGCTGCAGCCACAAGGACAGCGGGCTCACCGGCGACTACTATCTCGACGAGCTGTTCGTCGCAACCGCCTACGTCGGGCCGGTCCGGGTCACGCCCTCGTCCGATGACCTGTCCGACCCGGCCCGCTGGCTGGTCCTGTACGACGCCCAGGACGCCGACAGCGCCGCCTGGGCCCAGAGCTACCTGGACGCACGCGGCGTGCCCTACGCCAACCTGTGCGGCCTCACCAGCGTCCCGGCGACCGAGACCATCACCCAGGCCGAGCACGACGCCCTGGTCACACAGCTCTCCGACTACCTGACCAACAACAGCCTGACCGTGGACGGCATCCTGATCGGGCACAAGCTGCCGGGCGTGGTCACCATCAGCTCGGTCGAGTACTCGTGGCAGAGCCTGCTTGCGGACCTGCCGGGCGACCCAGCAAACGCCAGCAACACCCACGCCCTGGCCGGCGTCACCGGCAGCGACGACCTGCCCGCTCGATCGAGCCTGACTTCCGGGGGCGGGGCTTCCGGGGCGTACGCCGTCGGTGAGATCACGGCCGCCACGCTCGCCGATGCCCAGGCCCTCACCACGTCGATCGACGCGCTGCAGACCACCGACGCCGCGTCGCGGCAGTTCTCCGCTCTCGACCCGGACACGGGCCGCGTCGGTCTCTCGGCCGCCACTTGGGCGGACGCGGCCGCGTTGGACGGCACCCTCGCCCTGCAACGCCTCCGGCTGCAGCGTGACGACACGTTCGACGGCTCCGCCCACGGCCTGGCGGTCGAGCTGACCGACGCCACGTCCGGCTCGCTGACCACCAGCGACCAGACCCGCGCCGTGCTGCTGACCTCCGGTACATCGGCCGCCGCCGCGCTCCGTTCCGGGTCCGGCCTGGTCAAGGCGGCGATCGACGGTGGCTACGCCGTCGCCGGCGGTCACGTCACCGGCCCGGCCGACGGCGAGCTGCTCAACCCCGCCGCGCTGCTCACCGCCCTGCTGGCCGGCTGGACCCTGGGCGAGGCGGTGTTGCTCGCCGCGCCGGTGATCAACAGCTCGTGGCGCGTCATCGGCGACCCGCTGGGCGTGGTGACCTTCCCCCGCCAGGGCTACCACGTCTACCAGCGGCCGACCCGCAACGCCACCGACACCCTCGTCGCCATCGTCCCGGCCAACGTGGCCACCGTCGATCTCGACGGCTACGCCGACGGCAGTGAGCAGTTCGTGCAGGCCCGCGCCGTCAGCCGCTGCGGCGTCGAGGACACCGCGGGCCTGCGGCTGCGGCGCGTGGCGTTCGGCGACGTTGGCGACCTGATCCTGCCCACGCCCAACCCGCCGGTCGGGCTCAAGCTCGAGCGCGGGGCCGACGGCGAGGTCAACGCTGTCTGGGCCTACCGCACCGACCGCCAGCCGGCCGCGCCCGCCCAGTTCAACGTCTACGTCGCCACCGGCGTCGCCTCGATCGACTACGGCTCGATCGACCACACCGTCACCGCGAGCGGGGCACGCCGCTACACCAAGAGCCTGGGCACCTTCCCCGACGGCACCCAAGTCCGATGCGGCGTCCGCAGCCAGGCCGCCAGCGGGGCCGAAGACCCCAACCGCGCCACCGCCGTCACCGTCGCCGACGCCCTGGCTCCCGACCCGGCCCAAGAGCTGACCGTGGGAGTGTCATGACCATCCTCATCCCCACCCGCACCAACGAGCTGATCGAGGCCCAACGCAGCCTCGCCGACGCCGCCGAAAAACGACGCCAGGTCGCGGGCCGGCACCCTAACGCGGCGGCGGGCAGCTCCTCTACCCTGTGGGCCAAGATCACCGGCTCGTCGCTGATCTCCGGCCACGCCAACCGCTGGACCTACACCGTCACCGAACAAGCCCTCGAAAAAGAGGGACGCTGGAAGGACAAGGCCGACGGCTACAGCGGTGCGGCGTACAACACCATCGAGGCCAACAACACCAGCTCCGGCGTCCAGGGCGATGGCACCGATGTAGACAATCTGCCCGCCGGCGTCGAGCTCCAGCCGATCGGCAACGGCGCGGTGGTGCGGGCCTGGCGCGTGATCAACTGTGAGGGCGCGATCGAGGTCATGTTCGCCGCGCCCAACAACCCAGGCGGGGGGTGCCCATGA